GCTGGAGTTGTTGTTGTCTCAGACTCCCGCAACGCTCGCCCGCTTTCCGTGATCATTGACCCGCCACAGGTAACTCGTTCAACCACAAACCAGTTGTCGCTTTCTTTCCCTGTCAATGTGTTGATGCCCCCACCGGGCAACTTAGACGCGCTTATTGCGCTTCTTGACACGATGGACATGGTGATTGACGCAACATCAGCAACAGACGCAACGCCCACGGTTTATTCTGTGGGCAATCAAGAACTTCCCGCGTACACCATCACGGTGCCGTGGGTCGCATACCCATAAGGAATACATGGCTAGTTACAAAGTCACATCAGAACTTGTTGCAGGCAAATCGCTTGGCGACACAATCACCGATGATGAGCTGCAAGGCTCATCGATTGAGGCCCTCATCAGTGCGGGTCATATCGAATACAAACAAACCAAGAAAGCAGAGGCAGAATAGTCATGGCTATTTTCGTAAACAAAGATGTTCAAGTAACTGTGAACGCAATTGACCTAACCGCGTACGTCACAAACGTGGAATTTGTACAGGCGGTCGACAGCGTTGAGTCAACTAGTATGTCCAGCACTTCAGTGAACGGCCACACCTTTACGGGTGGAATCCAATCAAACACCGCAACAATCTCGTTCAACCAAGACTTTGCAACGTCAAAAGTTCACGCAACTTTGACAGCTCTTGTCGGTGTACAAACCACTCTCATTGTCAAGCCGACTTCAGCTTCACCCGGAGCGACAAACCCAAACTTCACTCTTACTGGAACGCTCATGAATGAGTACCGCCCAGTAACTGGTGCAGTGGGCGACCTTGCCACTGTCGGTGCAATCACCTTTAACGGTGGCCTTTACACAGCTCCAATCGTCTAATGTTTGAACTCCACATCGCCACTGTGCTGGTCGATGGGAGCGAACATGAAATCGCCCTATCGGTAGCAAGCCTCATTGAATTTGAGAAGCTCCACACCGTTTCAATCATTAAAGCCGTTGACGAAAACCTTTCCATGGAATACCTAGTAACCCTGAGTTACCTTTCCATGAAACAAATAGGCCACGTCAGCAACATTGAGAAGTACCGTTCAGAAGTGAAAGGCGTTTCGTACAGGGTTGAGCGCATCCCTTTTGGCGAGACGGCATCCACGGAGTCATCGCCGGACTAATCCTTTCGGGGATTCCATGGCGGGACCTGAAGGATATGCCGATAACACTTATCAGTACTCTCAGCCAAGCCCTCCAAGACAGACACAAGTAATGGCAAACATTCAATCAGACATGAAAATCAAGGGACTTGATGAAACGCTTAAGCGTCTCAAGAAACTTGAACCTGATTATGTTAAAGAGATGAATCGTCAGATTCGAAAAGAAGCTGCACCAACGATCAAATCCATTAAGGATTACCTGAAGTTCATTGACTCTGACATCACCCCGTTCAACTCATCTGGCGGAGATTCGCGCATTACTAAGGGCGAACTCATCAAGGGTCGTGGCGGTGCAACCGCGTGGAACAAGCAACTCATTCTTCGTGGCATACGTTTCAAACTTGGTGGCCCAAAGCGCAAAGCGCGTATGGGCAACAGTGCTTATTCGATGTTTAGCATTATTCAGAACAACCCTGCTGGTGCTATCTACGACACCGCTGGGGCGCGCGGTGGCAGTTCACCATTCATCGACAACCTTGACGCTGAGGACATTCCCCACAGAGTGGGGGAGCGCAAAGGGCAAAAGGGTCCTTCTCGGTATATGTGGCCCGGTGGAGAAGAACACCTTCCGCATTTGACAGCAACCGTTCACGGCATTGTGCAGGATGTAATCTTGCGCGTGAACAGAGAAGTGAGATAACCAAATGGCTGCAGTAACGCTTCCCATCGTCACCACATACAACGACAAGGGTGTTAAGGGCGCACAAGGTTCGCTGAAAAGCCTCATGGGGACACAGGTGCTTGCAGGGGTTTCGGCTAGCGTATTAGTTGGCGAACTTGGCAAATCAGTTAAAGCTTTTAATGAAGACGAAAAAGCTGCAGACCTTCTCAAGATTGCTGTTCAAAACTCAACAGGGGCAACTGACCTTCAAGTTGCTTCTCTTGAAAATCAAATCAAGAAAATGGAAGCCACAACTGCTGTTTCGGACGACAAACTTCGTCCAGCTTTGGGCAACCTTGTTCGTGCCACTCAAGACGTGGAACAGGCCCAAGGCTTACTTTCACTGGCACTTGATATCTCAGCAGGTACAGGCAAAGACTTAGAGACTGTCAGCATTGCCTTAGCAAAAGCACAACAAGGCAATGTGGGCGCGCTAACTAGGCTCGGTGTTGCCTTGGATAAAGACGCTGTCAAATCAAAAGACTTTGACACTATTCAACGCCAACTGGCAACCAGTTTCAAAGGTTCGGCAGATGCAGCTGCAGCATCATCCGCAGGCGGAATGGCTCAACTTTCAATCACAGTTGACAATTTGTACGAATTAGTAGGTTCAAAACTTTCCCCAGTTGTTGAAGACTTTGCTAAAATTCTTAACAACGTTATTCCTACTGCAGCTGAAAAAGCCTCTGGCGAAACAAACAAAGTTGCTGACGCTTTCTTCAAAATTGGAAAACAATTGTTTGCAGGTGGCTTGCTTGACAAACTAGAAAAAGCTGCAAAGTTGCTTCATTTTGTTGCTGGAGAATCCGACACGGTTGCTTCATCAGTTACTTACACAGCTGCAGAGTTTCGAGACATGGACACTTTGTTGTCAAACAAGTACACCGAAACACTTAAGAAAACCACTAAAGGCACTGACGACTTAAAGAAAAAACAAGAAGAAGCCCGCAAGGCAGCTAAAGACCATGCTGACACTTTGCGTGAGCGAGTAGTCACAGCTGTTGATGCTGTTGGGGCCAGCCTTGAAGATGCTAAAAAACAACTTCAAGATTTTGCCGATAGTACTGCTGACTCCATCACAGGCATGGTTTCCCTAACTGATGCCATTAAGACTCAAGATGATGCAGCTAAGGGCGTTGCTGACGCACTAAAAGACCGCAAGGATGCTTACGGCGATGTAGCCAAAGCGACCAAAGATGTTGATGACGCAATGAAGCAACTCATCAAAACTCAAAAGGGCGATGACGCAGAAGCAATTGTCGAAGCAACAAATGATGTCAAGGAAGCAAAGCTCAAATTGGCAGAAGCAAATGATGCTTTGGCTTTGTCCGAAACTAACGTCAATACTGCACAAGCAACAGCAGCGACTTCTAGTTATGCACAAGTATTTCAAAAGCAAATTGCAGACGCTAAAAAGTTTGCGTCAAACCTTGAATATTTAACCGGGTATGGGCTTTCTAAAGCTGGCCTTTCACAGCTCATCAACCTCGGCCCAACTGCAGGACTAGCAGTCACACAGGATTTGATCACAAGTGCTAACGGCATGACGTTGGCGAGTTTCAATGAGTCGCTTGGCAGTCTTGCAAGTTCAGCTGCAGGTCTTGGATTAGCTGCAGGAAATGCTTTCTTTGGTGGCAATGTAGCTGCAGGACAAACAGCATTTGACCAAGCAAAGACCTACCAAATCACAGTGAACGCTGGCCTTGTTTCCAACCCTGCTCAGGTCGGGCGCGACATCATCGAAGCCATCAAATCCGCCGAACGCCTATCGGGCCAAGTTTTCGTGTCGGTATGACCCAGCCACAGCTTCAAGTCCTAATTGGTTTTCAAACCACTGTCGGGTTCGGTCAACCATTCCAACTCAATGACGCTTTCTATGGTGTTCTTGACACGGCAGGTCGTGGCACTTTAGGTGGAATCCAGTTTGCTGATGTCACCGAATATGTGCAGTCGGTTTCAATCACTCGTGGCCGTTCACGCCAACTTGACGAATTCAACTGTGGCACCGCGCAAATAAACCTTTGGAACAAGACCCGGACATTTGACCCGCTGAACCAGTCATCGCCGTATTGGATTGGGTCACCGACCAATCAAACAGGAATTGTTCCGCGCCTCCCAGTTCAGATTCTTGCTAACGGCATCCCTATCTACACAGGTCTAATTACAGACTGGGACATCAACTATGACCTTGGCTTCAACGACACAGCCACAGTTCAATGTGCTGACGCTTTTACCGTTCTCTCAAATCAGCAAATTAACGCCGTGACGCCATCAGTCGAAAAGACTGGCGCGCGGATTGACAATGTTCTGAACTACACCGAAATCAGTTATCAAGGCGCGCGTTCCATTGATGCTGGTTCATCCACCCTTGGCGCTTTCGCAATTGACCAAGACACGAACTGTCTTAACTATCTTCAGCAAATCAACACTTCTGAACAGGGCTATCTGTTTATAAGCGCAAACGGGACTCTTACCTTCAAGGGAAGGTCAAGCGTTCTCAACCCAGTATCAGGTGCCACTTTTAACGGCGATGGCACAGGACTACCTTTTAATAGTCTGATGAACCAGTACGGCGATGAGCTGCTTTACAACATCATCAGCACCCAGTCTGATGCGGGCGCGGTGCAAACAGTCACCAGTTCCACGTCTATTGCCCAGTATCAGGCGCAGACTTACAGCCTTCTCAGCCTTTTGAACAGCACCACAACAGAAGTCGCTGGCCTTGGGTCTTATCTTTTGGGTCGATACCAAAACCCTATTTTGCGG